CAGGCCCCCACATCCGTGGGAACCCACCGCGCAGGTCGGGCAGGTTGCCGCCGGGGAACAGCGCCGCCAGTTCGGGGTAGGCAGTGGCATTGATCGCCTGACCATTCAGCTCCAGCCAGCCCGCCGGAATCGTGGTCGTAGCCCACATCACGACGGTGCCGATTGGGCAGCCAATGCCAGTCATCATGTTGCCGCCGGTTAGTGCCAGCGGTGTGCCAGCGTTGCCGCCCAGCAACACCCAAGCAGTCGTACCCAGGTCGTAGCTGAATAGCCCCGGCTTGTTCCCCGCCTGGGCGCTGTTCAGCACCAGATACACCTCGGTAGGCGGTGCGGTGGCTGGCAGATCAGCGTCGGTCGGGACGTTACGAACCCCCGCCGTCAGTGGAATTTTCTCCCACGGCGCTGCAGTAACGGCAGGCACTGCAGGTGGTGTACCGCCAGGGCCTGCTGGTGTGCCCGCTGATGCTGCTGTGCCCGGTGCAGTGTCGGTGGCGGTCACCGCTGCTGTGGCTCGCCAAAGGCTGCCTTGGTAGTTCACCAAAGCGCCCTTCTCGTAGTTACCGGCTACCCACGCCTTTAAGCCGTAGAGCAGTTCAGCGCGGGACTTTGCCAGCAGGTCACCGCCGATCTGCACATAACGCAGCTGCGGAGTTGCAGCGGTGCCCCGATTCGCAATCTGGATCCAGTCCCCCACCTGCAGCACGGCGCCGGTGATGTGTGCTGCGCTGCCGTGAACATCGGACGGCTGCATCACATAGCCGGCCTGGCCAGTCCACACCCAGTAGTGACCGACCTTGGCGAGGTTGGCGGCGAGGCTGGCCGGGTCCGTCAACGCCAGATCGGGCAGGTCGGTCAGGTGCGCGGCACCAATCACCGTGCCGCCGTCCTGTTGCACCGTGCCCTCAAACAGGCTGAGCGATGCAATCGCAGCCTGCATCGTGTCGGTGCTGAACAGGGTCACCCAGCTGCTGCCGTTGTAGACCTTGATCGCTTCGTGGTTGCTCTCGGTGACGAACTCCAGGTCGCCCGCTTGCATCCCGTAGGGCTGGTCGCCCTCAGCCACCGTCGGCTTAACCCAGTCCTTGATGTTGACGATGCGGTAGCCGCCCATCGGGGCTGCTCCGCCCAGGCGCGTCACCGTGAAGGTGATGTTGCCCAGCAGGCCGGGGAACGCCAGCGAACTGCCTGGCACCGTTTCCTTGTCGCCGATTGCGTAGCCCGTGCCCGGCGTGGTCAGCGTGGCGGTGATCAGACCAGACGCTTGTGCCGTCAAATCGGCAATAGCGCCGATACCGTTTCCAGACAGCGCCATGGGGCGCCCGACATCCTGCGTGCCGGCCAGCGCGGTAATGGTGGCAGCGTCTGCTGGGTTGTCGCTCTCGACCGTCAGCGCGGCGATCGGGCCGGTGTGGCCGATGCTGTCATCGAAGGCGTAGAGGCGGTCGATCCGGTTGCCCGCCAGATCGAACTTCACGAAGTACAGCTGACCGTCCAACGGTCTGCGCGTTGGATCTGGGTCCTGAACGCTCGGCAGGTTGCTCAGACGGGCAACAAAATGCACGCCGCTCTGAGCCTGCAGCGTGCGCAAGTTGACCGCATCATCTGCCGCAACGGGGTCGGCAATCTTCATTACCCGCTGCCCGTCCGCGTTCAGACCGCCGCGAACGTGGAAAGGCTGCAAAGACATGGCTATCGGGGCAGCCGAGCCACTTCGCCCCGACGCTGCCCTTCAAGTCTAGAAAGAAGCAATACGCCTCCTTAGAGGTACATCACACGGCCGCGCAATGTAGTCAGGGCAAGGTTGCTGCTGACGGCAAGCTGCAAGCCGCCGGTGGCCGTCACGCTTGGCGTGAAGGTGAGCACCGGTGGTGCGGTGCCCATCTGCACCTCATACACCGACGAGTAGCCGGTGTCAGTGCCGTTGCCCTTGCTGACGGCGACCTCAACGAACAGCGTGCCCTGTGCCGACTGCGCCCAGAGATCAACGATCATCGCGTCGCCTTCAGTGTCCTGGGCGACGATTAGCGGCGTATTAACCGCTAGCGCAGAGTTGTTATTGAGAATCGGGGTCAGGCTGCCCGTACCAGAAGTCGGCACAGGCGGTGTGCCTGTAGCACCGCCGCCGATAGCGGAAGAGAAGAACCTGCGACCGCTAGTAGAGACAGGCTTACCCAGCTGCGTTTCGCCCCAGTCATCAGGGCTGAGATAGACCGGCTTGCCCCAGACGCCACCTTGCTTCGGGCCAAAAATCGCCTTTTTGGCAGTGCAATAGAAAAAGTCACCGTCCCTGCCCTCATCAGGCTTGGGGAACGATGGGCCGTGCAACATGCCGTTGCCGTCTAAGCCGGGCTTGCCGGTAGCCCCAACAGGGCCACGCTCGCCCTGAAGTCCTTGAGGGCCTTGGCAATACCCAACCCGCAGGAGGCTGCCATCTGACATGCCCAGGATCAGCTCACCCGAGACAATTCCTGCGGAAACGATCAGAGCACCAGCCACAGACCTACGGCCACATATGGCTCAAGTCTAAAAGCCAGTAGACAACGCCTCTACTTACCCTTTCGTTTCGGCCGCGGCTTCCACCCAATCACGCGGTCACCCTCCTTTTTAATCAGGCGCCGCAGCGCATCCTCCGGTGACATACGCAGGTTGGCTTTTGCCTGGCGTTCGGCCAACGTGTCGCGGCTGCTGACCGCATCGCCCTGCACCATCCGCATGAACTCCATCGCACGCGTCTTCCCCATGACCTTGACCTGCGTCTCCCACGGGGCGTAGTACAGGAAGTCACCCATGGTCATGCGGCCACTGCCAGGGCGGATGCCAACAGCAGTCTTCAGCTCGCGCTTGCCGTCAACCTTCACCTTGGTCTTGTAGTCCTTCTGGCGGGTGATGGTGCCGCCGTCACGCTCAACCCTTGACTTCCAGGCCTCATCCTTCTTTGCCCCGATCACGACCATCTGCCGGTCGCCCTCGTCATCTAATAGGCGCATGGCCTTGGTAATCGGCAAAATCTGGCAGTGACAATTCGGGTGGACCCTTGTCTTGGGGAACTCGGCAATGGTCTCGCGCTCTTGCCCATCCCAATACGCGCAGATCGGGCAGACGCGATAGTCAAAGTTGGCATCCCAGCGATACGCGTCGATCACATCATCGTTGGCCGCCCAGAACTCAAAATGCGCCTTGTCCGCCATGTCCATCACGGCCGTCTGGGCAATGGCACGCGCCTCGCTAATCCCGCGGTTTAGCGCCGCATCCAATGCTTTGGCGATCTCCTCATTGGTCTGACCGGTCAGAAAGCCAGCCTTGACGATGCTGTCAATCCGCTTGACCTGCGACTTGCCGAACAGGCCATCGCCAAACCAGCGGTCCAGCTTGTGACCCAAGACCTCCGTATCCTGCGTGATTGCCACCAGCATTTCCCGCGTGAATTGCGAGGGCTCTACCCACGCGGAATACTGCCCAGGCATCCCAGCTGCCACCGCACGCTGCGCAGCGTTAACCTCCTGCGTCGGGCCAATGATCGCGTACCGATGCGCCCACTCAACCTGATTAGCAACCTCTTGGCCCAAGCCTTCTCGGATCTGCTCCCACAGCATCTGGTTAGGCGTCCGCATGAACTCCTGCACCTGACGCAGCAGCTGCCGTGCCCGTAGCTGCCGCTCGATATCCCCTTCTGGCCAGCGGCTGATCTGCGCCTGAAGCTCCTTGTAGATTTCCCGCAGCTGCGGGACAATCCCTTTCACCATCTGGGCGGAGAGGTTCTCCAGCCGCAGCATGTTGTTAATCGCTAGGAACGCCTGGCGCTCATCCACTTAGAGCACACCTCTACTTCTTCGCCGCCGGAGGCTTCGGTGCCGCAGGCTGCTCATACTTGGCGCTCATCTCCATCGTTGCCTCCTGCTTCTCTAGCTCCATCTCCATCCCCTGCAGCTCCTCCGCCTCAGCAGCGGCCATAATCTCCTCGATATCAAACTCAGCAGGGATAACCTCACCCATCTGCAGCATCCGCAGCACGGTCTCCTTGTCCAAGATGCCGTTGGTGAACAGATTGGTAATGCTAGTGATACGGTCGCCCTGGTAAGGTTCGAAGTCGAAGTCACGATCAATTACCACCTTCGGCGCTTCCTGTCCGCTGTACTCACCAGCCCAATCCACTGCCATCTGCAGCGTCTGCTCTAGCTCCTGACTAAGCCGCGCCAACATTGAGTTGCTGTCAGCACGGTCTAGCTGCTTGCTCAGACCAGACTCTGCTGCCTGCTTCTGACGCGCCAGAATCGTCACCCCGAGGTTAGCCATCTGCTCTTCGAGGTTGCTCAGCTCCTCCTGCTGCGCAGAAAATGCCGAGCTAGCAGGTTCGACGTATTCGACGCCACCCTCGGGCGCCATGGCAATGGCGTTGCCAACGCTCAAGTTAGCCAGGTTGTCGCTCTGCTCATCCCATCCGCGAAGGACTAAAAGGGGGTGCGCTGCCACGGCTAGACAATGCAGCAGCTGCGCCTGCAGGCTGTAATGCTGAATGTTCAGCTGAGCGATCTCAGCCAGTGGCGGCTTGCTGACCAGCACTGCCTCACGGTTGCTGTAACAAGCGGCGTAGGGGATCGACTTCAGGCTGGTCGTACCCTGCGCGTGCAGCTCCCAGCCGCTGCGGTTGGTGCTCTCG